ATCGGCCTCGACTGCCATTGTGTTCGTTTCAGTGCCACCAACATCGGAATAAACGCGAAAAACATCAGCCGCCGCTGTTGCTGTCGGCGTGTAAGCGTCAATCGCTCGTTTATCTGAGGCGTTTGCTTGAAAAGTATGACCGCTTTGGCTGGTTATCCCTGTTGTCCTGCCTACATTGACATCTCCGTCGACATCAAAACCAATCCTATAAGTAAACGTAGAGACATTATCCCAATGACCGATGCCAAAACTTTCGCCATCGATGGTTGCTATATCGCCATCGCCAATTGGAACATTAAAAAATCCTAGAGCGGGTCGGCCAATTGGCGATTTAAGGTTGAGCATACAAGTGTCGTTTACATCATCGACCCAATCGAATATGCCATTGCCAATCGTGACGCGAGTATCTGTATTCGTTCTATAACCATCGGTGCCTACGGTCGCGGGGTCACAACCACCTGACACAATTATTCGAGCATCACCTTGGTCGTTTTGGCCTGTTAAAATTGTAAAGTTTCCGGCATGTTCGTCGTCGTTGTTACCGTAGCAAAGGAAACCTGCGCCGCGTGACCCTGTGGCGTAAGCATCACCACGAGCGTAGAACTGCATCTCGTCACGACCACTGCTAGCGTTACGTTGAATTAGCCCGTATTTGCGCGACTCAGTTGTATCTGTATAGCCGCCTTCGAATCGGATTTCGTCCCACACAAGAAGCTTGTTTACCCACTCTTGGAAGTTGATACTTCCTGCGCCTGAAAACGTTACGCTTCCCTGTTTTGGTGGTGGCAAGAAATTCTCATAATTGTCGTAATCAGTCGCAAAATTATAATCGCCAGTCGGGAATCTAAATACCAAGCCAGACGCTTGCGCAGAAGCTAATGCAGTTTCGCAGTCAACGCCATCGTTGGTAACACCAAACCAAAGCGGGTTGTTTTCGATGCCAACGGTCAAGACTAGGTATTGACCTGAATCCATCAGATGATCTCTAAACCCTAATTGGTCGGGCGTATAGCTAGCGGGGTGAACGGTGTATGGCGCATTGCCTCGACTCGTTACATAAACAATCGTTCCATCGACCAATGTTGCCGCTTTAGCTAAATCTAGCGATAGATAATTCTGTACTCCTTGAGACACTAGCCGCAAATATTGACCGCTATCCATCACCAAGTCTCCCACTACTGGAGTATATGTAGCGGGTTCAACTAAATAGGCTAACGTGGGCTTGTCATTGATAATAACAGTAGTACCATCAGGTACTGTAGCAGCTTTAGCAGCGGTGTTGTCTGCAAAGTAATGCACGAAGCGGTCTTCCGCCCAGTCTGTGGTCGCTACGTTAGGTGGAAGTACTACAGCGCCTGCAAAGCCCTGTAGTACTGCCGAATTGCCATTAGCTATAGTCACATCGGTAGGGTCACCTGACGGTGTACCCTTGATGACATACTCAGCAATGGTGTTCAGTGCTGTAGATATTCTGACGTGCTCGCCAACCAAAAGTGATGCAGCAGCTAAGTCAGTTACCGATGCGAATATTTTAGCCATTATGGCCTCCTAGTTAATAGCTAATCTTAGTTGCGCGAATTACCACGACGCCCTGAGTAGGCGAACCACCTACAGTACACTGTAGAGCTTCAGCTGCGGTCATAGCGTATAACGGCTTAACGTCTTGCTTAGTGCTGCTAGACAAGTCCCAATCTGACGAACCAGACACAGAACTAGTTGTAGTAGAAGCAGTACCAAACGTCAACGTAGCAGACCCATCAAAGGTTGTAGTAGGATCAATAGACAAGTCGTAGATGTCATCACCTGAAGCTAAGTTAGCTGCTGCAATGATATCCACAGGGAACGAGTCATTGAAGTTAACAGTGACTTTGAACGTCTTGGCGACGTTGTTCTCGAGATCATCTAGTAGCGTAGAGTCCATTGCTGTGCGGTCTACAGAACCTGCAACATAGTGCTCAGTATTGATTACGTCATCACCGATGTGGCTACCATCTACAGCGTCTGCTCCGAGAGCCGTGCCGTCTACAGAACCTGCTGCGTAATGTTCTGAATCGATAGAACCTGCCACATAGTGCTCGCTATCAATACTATCAGCTAGGATCTCAGTACCGTCGATAGAATTGTCGCCCATGATAGTAGGCTCTAGTACGAACTCTTCGAACCCTACGGTAGCATCAATGACGTAACCAACGTAACGAGCTTTCTTGGTGGTAGGAGCAACGTTAGTTACCTTACCTGCCTCATCACTTAAGTAGAGCTTGTCGTAAGCAGCTAGTGTTACACCAGTCTTAACACGAAGACCAAAGCTCTGTACGCGACTAGTGTCTACAACAACTGACTGGTTCTCGACGATAGTGCCACTTAGGCTGTAGAATACTGGCTCTGTGGTATCTTCATCAGCTTCCTTAACCTGCGATGACACACTGTCGTAGTAGCAGAACGACTTAGCAGTAATCAAGTCTGCATGGCTTGGACCTAAGTTAGATACCTTGAACCGTGGCGCATTAGACATCTGCGTGTCGTAGTTAATAGTGCCACTCAACTGTGAAGTTGCGATAGACAGCGCCGCTTCGTGCTGAGTTACTGAACTCTCACTGATGCGAGCATCTGCAAAGGTACCACTAGTAACCTGAGTAGTAGCTAAAGTTAAAGCAGCCTCATGAGCAGTTACTGCAGCTTCAGTGACAGCAGTTACACTATCGCTCAACTGTGAGAACGTAATGCTAAGAGCAGCTTCGTGCTGTGTCACGTTAGACTCAGCAATACGAGCATCTACCATTGTGCCGCTAGAGATCTGCGATGCAGCTAAGTTTAAAGCACCAGCATGCTGGGTTACGCTAGACTCAGTGACACGAGCATCATCAATAGAACCTGTTAGCTTAGTTGCTGACACAGATACGATCTGAGAGTCTGCCACGCTGCCTACGGTGAATTCACCAGAGTAGACCATAACTAAAGAGTCTGTGCCTAGGGTAGGGTTGGAATCTCCCTGGTACTGGTACTCTTTATTAGCGCAGGATGTGCCGCCAACTAATACCATAACCGTGATGCCCTTCAACCACTCGGCTGAAGTGTCAACATCTGTAGCTCGAGTGAACACTGTGTAAGTAGATGCACCGTCAGACGCTGTGGTCATGTCGTATACACCTGCATGCGCATTATCGGTAATACCTACAGTAGTCGCTGAGCTAAGTAATAGCACTCGCTTAGTAGTGGTAGTGTTAATGTCCACGTCATCAGAATCGGCTGTGTCCCAAGTCTGAATTGCGTCCATAGTAATAGTGCCTGCACCGTTGTTATAGGTGTAAGCATCTAGGTTTGTAATGACTGCATCAACAGGAGTTAGTTTGAGCGGAGTAGAGCTAGAGATCTGAGTATTAACCCAAGTCTGATCTGCTAGTGCTACACCGTCTAACGTAAAGCCTGAAGCTAAGTCTTTGTTCGCTAAGTCTAATGACAAAGCTCCTGAGGAGTCTCTAAACCCCGAAATACCTGCTCTGAACATAAATCACCTCGTTTGTATTAAAGTATGAGTGCAAGTTAAAGTGCCAGTAGAGTGCGCTGTAGTTACCTTAAGTCGCACTTTGCCATCCTCAACAACTACGTTCATATATAGCCAAGCAGCATTAACATGTGAATGCTCCTCGTCCAGCACGTCCGTGTAGAGGTGTTTAATCGCATTGTTCTTATTCAAAAACCCAATGCGATAGTTATTCTCATCGCCAGTAACGTCATCAACCACGTCTAGCTCTACTATGATCTTCTTGAACTCACCATCGTCAGCTAAGTCAGGCGTGTAGTCAAACGTAGGGTGCACGACAGCGCTGACACTACGAGTAGCCATTCGTATGTGCGTATAGTTATCATCCACGTACTTCTTAACTACTATGTGAGTTGCAGCAGTAGGCGCTGCGTATATACCGTTAACTCCAGACAACTGTGCTTGACCATTCTGCGCTATCTGAAGCTGGCATAGCTGTGGACCTACTGGTGGATCATCCTGACCAGCGCTGACTATTATACCTACCATGTTAGTAGCAGGTGAAGCTGTACCAACCTTAGCCATAAAGTAGTGGCTATGTTTACCGTCAGGAGCACTAATAGCAGCCACAGGAGTAATAGTATCGACGGCGTCTGCCACAAACGACGAGGTCTCAACTCTGTCAAACTTAGCTAAAGACCCAGCTTGGAATGACTTAGTCTGTAAGTCAGTTATCTCAGCTACCACTGCACCAGTAGTAGGCACATCCGGCGTGACTTCAAACTTCTTCATCTCCATGTTAGAGTCGGCGGTCATATTAGATATACGAGCCGACACGAACGTAGGGCTACTACCGTCGCACTGTACTCGGACTTCTACAGCCATATGTCCGTTGGACACTGCGCCTGATAAGTTAATTACACGTATACCAGTAATGCCGGTAGCAAAGTTAGAAGCACTGAGCACTGTGATAGTAGGATTAACACTAGAAGAAGCTGTTCCGACACTAGCAGCTATTGAGAACATAATCTGAGATAAGTCAGAGCTCTCTTTACTGTCAACCGTGAATATACCACAGATATTGCCCCAAGTGCCGCCAGAGGTCTCTGCAATTCTGCGCCACTCGTGCGACAATGCACCAGACGCAACATCTGGATTATAGTAGTACAAGTCACTCTTAGGCCCTAGTGGCTCAGGCAGCGTTACTATACCTTTGTCGCTTATGCTACCAACTTCGAATGGCACTGTGTCTAGTGTATCTAGCTGTACTATGCTGAAATCGTCATAGTCTAGAGACGTAGCTTTGTTAGCTCGTACGAACGCATTACGTACTCTTAGAGCACCACCAGTGTTAGCGTTGTTAGTCATAGTGTAGTTGACTCTAGAGTCACTCTCCACTGAGACTGCCTCTGCACCAAAACCTACAGCATCTATAGCTAAGTCTACTCTAGCGCCATTAGTCGCTGTCAGAGCTTTGTCGATAGTTGTGCCGTCAGCTCTACAGTCTCTTACTGTACCGCCATCCACTACCCAAGCTGTGCCTGAAGCAGTTTGACCGGTAGTCTTGACCTCAATGCCTTCTGCAATACCGCCAGTCTCGACAGTGATTAACGCTTTATTGGTACTGACTGTCCATGTTGCAACACCAGGTCCATTAGTATAAGTAGTACGTAAAGCACCACCAGAGCGTATTAAAGCTAAGCTTGCGTTCGAGCCGATAGAGAAGTCGCCCATTTCTACATCAGCAGACCATATGTCAAGCACGCGATCTTCAACAGCCGATATAACACTGCCTGGTACTAGTGCGTACTCACCTTCGTCTATAGACCATACTGACCTTGGCAAATTGCCACTAGTAGACGTTAGAGTTAACGCAGCTATATTACCAGGTGAGTTACGCAACACCATGATAGACTGGCCAGTATTAAGCGACGTCATATTTAGTGTAAGAGCAACCTGAGGTGCAGCTACACAGTTCTCAAATGTGAACGGTGAAGTTGTAGTGCTACACACAATAGTGTCAGCTAACGCATTGTTCAGTGTGACGTTTGTGAAGTCGCCGCCAGTGTAGTTAACTAAGTAGTCTATAGCATGCGAGCCGTCTACAGTACCAGTAACTGTGAACGTATTCTTACGTCTGAACTGCTGGTCATCTAAGAATGCTTTGATGTTAGGGTAGTCATCAGTAGTTGCTGGGCCGATGGTATGAGTTTCATCAGCAGTAGGTGGGTGAATGTCACGTGCACCGGTACCGACGTATACTACACCTAGCTCACTAGGCACTGCCATGTTAGGCAGCTGATTCTCTAGCTCATTGATATAGATAGTAGCGCCGTCATCATAATCCAGCGTATCAGCTTTGTTAGCCCATACCACCGAACCTCTGACGTACAGTTGACCACCTTTGTATACTGGGTCTGTCAGCGTTAGATGAACTAGTGAGCCACCAGTGATTACAGCAGATGATGCTGTGAAGCTAGATGCATCAATCGTGGCATACACTTTAGCATTATTAGCGCCTACACCGATATTTAAGTCGTTGTATTCTGCTTCAATGTCATACACAGAACTTGCGTCTACATCCCAGGCAGTGCCTGTGTGGCTCAAGCCAGTACCGCGTAGTGTTACACCTGTTACTGTAGAGCCTCTATGTACACGAGTTAACGTAGTACTTGGATTAGTTACAGTAGCTTGGTCGAAGATAGCATTAACACCGCTGACTAACGGAGCTAAAGTACTCATGCTCGCGTTAAGAACAATACAGTCTACGTGGTACTCTACGTGGTTCAAGTGCAGCGTTGAGTTCTCACTAAATATGATAGTGTTGCTACAAGCATGGATCTCACTGTCAGGGCTTGTGAAGTCCGCATCAACGTTGTCAAAGTTCCAGATGTACCTAGGTGCTATGCCGCCTGTAGACGTGATATGCACTTCACCGATGTCAGCACTGGTGTGGTAGTACACAAATGCATCTTGGACAGCTATTAGTGCCTGGAAGTCCAGAGCTAAGTCTAGTCTGGGCGCTCTAATAACGTTGTGGAACAAGAACGGCGTATGGTCCAGTGTAACAGCAATAGCTGTGGGCAGACTGGATACTATGACATTTGTGAAGTCACCGTTGTAGTGGTGCACTTCGTAGTCAATAACGTGTGCGGCATCAACATTACCAGTTACAGTAAAGTTATTCTTAGGTCTGTGCGCCTGGCTTAATAAGAACGCGTTAATGTCCTCATAGTCTAGGCCAGCACCAATAGTCTTAGTCTCATTAGCTGTAGGCGGTGTAAGCGGTGTAGCTGAGTCGGTACCGCCTAGAATAGCCCACTTATTATCTTCATCGGAGAATATAATAGTAGTGCCATCCTGTACCTCTGTACCTACCAAGTTCAACCAGCCGGCATTAGCTAAGTTACCAGTAGCACCTCGGTGGATGTAGATGTCACCATTAGACAGCGGAGACACTGGACCTGTAGTAACCAAGTTGTGATCACCAGAGACTACTCTAGCGCCAGCTGTCAGCATAAACCAGTTAGTGCCGTCAAATCTGACTAGCGCATTTGTAGGTACAAACTTACCAGCAAGCCCTGGATAACCAGCGTCCGCTGTGCCTGCTACCGTAACTAAGTATACGACATTACGACGCACAGTAACTGGAGGCGCACTGGAGATGTCTATGATACTGTTAGTAGCTGAACGCAGAAGGTCCATACCAGCTACATTACCGTGAAGCAACAGACCCTTAGAGTCAGGCAATCCTGCCGTGTCTGGAATAGTCTGTAGCACCTCTACGTTTACTGTAGATAGATCATCGTAGTCTATGTCATCAGCTTTGTCGATAATCAGCGTAGAATTTCTAACTAAGTGTGAGCCGCCATCGTTACCTGTAGATACCATAGTTAGGTATGCCCAAGCTCCGTTACTTAACTCTGAGGTGTTACCCGTGACAGTCACAATGTCTATGTCTAGAGTAGCTGAAGCTCCTCGGTCTAGCTTTAAGACGTTGTTAGCGCTGGCGCTGGTTATAGTGCCTTCTATGTGACCTGTGCAGTTGATAGCAGTCTGAGTAATATTATCTAGAGTTAAGCCAATGCCTGTAACGCTACAGCCTTTGGCTACATTAACTACAGCTGCATTGGTGGAGTTACCAGCGCCGCTTTTAGCTATAAGATACGGGCTAGCATCTGAGGATATTTGACCTCCGGCTCTAACGTCTATAGCACGACAATCACCACCGTACGTGATGTCACCGTTGCATACCGTCTCGCCACCTAGCTGTTCCCACATAGTGTCCGTACAAGCGGTAAACACACTAGCTGAATCTATAGCAATAATAGACTGCTCAAAGTACAGCGCTTTAGGTACAGGAACACCTGAAGTGCGTAGTGAGCCAATGTGCGCGACTGAGTCAATGTAGTTAAACACTGGATTAGCAGGAGCAGCAGCAAACGAGAAGTGTATACTTAGTGTAGGAGCTTCAGGACAGTTCTGGAACTTAACTGGAGTGCCTACTACATTGTTAGTAATGGCCGCACCATTACTCGTAACGTGTATCTGCGCGTAGTCCCCACCGTGTACGTCAATCTCGTACCCGACTATGTGGCCTGGGTCTACTTCACCAGTAATCGTAAACTCATTCTTAGGTCTAGTTCTGTTGTCCTCTAGGAACTCCAGAATGTCCTCATAGTCTAAGCCTGCACCGATTCTGTGTATCTCATCAGCAGTAGGCGCTTCTTTGCGAACTTCAGAACCAGTTAGTTTTAGCCACCTGTTTGACTCACCCAAGTACATCAGCATGGTACCGTAGTTAACCTGCTCGCCAACTAAGTTGTTCCAGGCAGGGTTAACTAATGTGCCAGTACCGTCAGTGTGAATGTATATGTCACCGTTGGAAGGCGGAACTATCGGTCCATTAGTTACAGCGTCAAAGTCATCTCTAAGTACGTTTACGCCGCCATCTACAGATACCCAATGCACGCCGTCATAGTACACGTGCTCATTCTGGTTAAACCAACGCTCTCTAAAGTCTGTGAACGTTGAGTGCGCTACACCTGCAGTCTGAACTAAGAATATCTTATTCCATACTGGAGGCGTGGGCGCAGCTACTGTTATATCGATAGTATCAGTATAGCGACCAGTAAATGCAAATGGTGACAGTGAGGACAAGTTCTGGAAGTCATTATCCTGTGCACTGTATACTAAGACGTCACCGTGGGTAATTTTATTGCCTGACTCTGAACCCCAGTTTACACCATCTAACGTGCCTGGACCGCCCTGGTGCTTGTACATGTCGCCGCCGTACTTGACTACAGGTGGCACAAACGAGCGCAAATCACCTACGTACGCAAAGCCACTGCTCTCGCCTACTACAATCCAGATACCGTTCTTCTTAGTTATCAGTGTAGTGTTAACTAAGTATCTGCCTGCTATGCCGACATAGGATGCATGTACCATGCCGCTACTGCCTACACTGTAGACGCGGTTCTCTTCAATACCTGCAGGCTCAGGACCTGTAGGGTGTAGCACATCTGTAGGTGCGCTCTTCCAGGCGTCTGCAGCTTTGATACCAGGCTCCCAGGTAAGGTTGCCTCGCACGTAGAACTGTCCGTCTACGGGTGCTTCTGGTATGGCTGTGGAGCTCGCTGGAGGCGCTGCCCAGACCATGCGACCTTGGGTGTCAACCTGCAAGACATAGCCTGCCACCCAGCCTTGGCCGGCAAGCAATCGATCTGTGTTAATGTCCTTTAATGGCATAGTCTGTTACCTTAGTTAATAAACTTCCATCAGCTGCCCTGTGGCAGTTCTGTATACAGTGCCAACAATTTCACCGCCTGCCAACGCCGCTGCGTTATCTGCATATACAGGTGTGTTGTACCTAATCTGCTTACCGTTCTTTAACCAAACATAAGCATTAGCTCTATTCGCATCGTCTGCTCCTATACCTAGTGACTCCGCAATTTGATTCGCTACGTAGGCCGTTTTACTAGGTGAGCCGCCGTACGGATTAGAACTGTCATTGTACGTGCCTTTTGTTATTTCCATGTAAGAGCTAACTACTAGCCCTAGTCCACCGCACGTAGTACCATGGCTGCTCAAGACTTTAGCGTCCTGACCACCTAAAATCGCGGAGCATATAATAACAGTGCCGTTACCTGCTGAGCCTATCTCATTATTTTCACCACCTGCAATTGTAGCGTGTTGCACCGTAGTAGACGATATACTATTGTTGGCCCCGCCACCAATACAGTTCTGCGTTCCGCTAGTCGACGCAATAGTGTTGTTGAAGCCGCCTGCGACAACAGAGCGCTGTCCGTTTATAGTGTTCTGGAAGCCGCCAGCGATAACAGAGTACTGGCCGTTATTAGCAATAGTACCGTCTCGTCCAGACACAATAGCGGAATGCGCAGCACTTGACGCAGCTATGCTATTATCTTGGCCGCCACCCACAAACGAGTAGTTTGTAACAGCGCCAGAAATTCTATTGTTTAAGCCTCCAACTACTGAGGAGTAGAACGACGCTTGTCCACTGATATCGTTATTCTGCCCGCCACCGATAAAGCAGTAGTATGCCTGCAATCCATCGATTCTATTGCCTTCACCACCGACGATAACAGCTCTGGACACTTGATCACCAGATATTATGTTAGCACCACCGCCGCCTATGAAGCACCTGTTAGCTGTAGCGCCTGTAATTCTGTTGCCACGACCACCCACTACAGCAGACAAAAATGCTTGGGTGCCCGTGATAGAATTGTCGTCCCCTCCGCCGATGAAACTGTAGTTAACAATATCGGCGTCAATTACATTAGATTTACCACCTACAATCGCAACATAGTAACCATCCGCAGTGTTCTCTTGCCCGCCGCAAATTAAAGCGCCTCGCATATCGCCATCGAACTCAGCTTTTAAGGTGTTGGTGTTACCACCTAAAACTGCTGCACCGCTAACTAGTCCTGCGGCTACATCCGCAGCCGTAGTAGTTATATTAACAGTGCCGCCGAATACTGCACCTAGCTTACGAGAGTCTTGTCCGCAGCCTAGGAGCTGTCTGAGGTACTGTCCAGATGTCATAGCTTGATCTTGCACGCCAAGCTGCACTGGCGTATAACTATTAGGTTCTACAATGTATGGTGCATCGCCTCTGCTTGGCACTCGTATCATCGCACCATCTGGCAGTGTTGCTTGCGTAGCATCAACTAGTGAATCAAAGTACAGAACTGCATTAGTTCCTGACACATCGTACAGTCGTAAGAACCTGCCATCAGCCATGAGATAGTCTTTGTTGCCTAAATCAAATGGTGGGTATGTGTCAGGCATAACTAAATATGACGCAGGTAACTTTTCAGCTATGCGTACCACTGTGCCAGTAGGCAAGTGAGGTATAGTAGCGGCCTGTGCACTAGCTACAGTATCAAAGTACTGTACGAAGTTCTCTGGCGCTGGTTGTATAGGGTCATCAGTGCCTGGCAGTGTAGGTACACACAATGAAACTATAGTACCTGGTGGTACCGTAGAAATCATCTCAATAGTGTTTACGCCGATCTCAGCATAGTGAGAACCTTCGAACAACAGAGCATCATCAACTAGTGGACCATGAATATAGATCGCTGAGTTCTTAATAGGCAGTACAAATGTAATTTGCTGTATGCCATTGATAGGAGCTGGAGCTATCTGTCGCTCCTTCTCTACAGGCTGCGAGAACACACCATCGATTAGCTGTAGACGGACTGTGGTTGTCCACACGTCAATCTCTAAGCCAACGCCAGGTACTGACACAAACTTAATGCGTCCAGGCGCTTCTATCGTATAATCAACATATGGGCGCTGACGGACACCGCCTAACCAAACGAAATAGACTTTAGGGTCCAAGGTGTTGCTTAGGGGAGCGTTGTAAACATCCTTGACGCCGTCAGTGACTTGGCCATGTAGTACTAGTGGTGATGAAGCCAGTTCACCTTGAAATACAGCGATATTACCGTTCGCGAGGATAATGTCCTTTACATCGTCAGCGACCCACGAAGGGTCACCTACTTCATTTCTGTAGTCAGCTAAGGTGAATATTAAGTAGAAGCCGGCGCCTTCACCATAGATAGTGGCGTGCGACTCCTCATAGTAGCTAGATGTTCTAACTAACTGTCTTTCACCTTTTAGTGTACTGCCTCGTAGGGCTGCTACGCTACTAAATGTCTTCATCGCTGCACTCCCACCGCAATTATACGCCATTTGCCATTAGCAAACATCAGTGTAGCGCCGGTCAAGTTGCCAGTACTACCGCCTATTGTTATTCCACCGCCCATGTCCATAACAGGGCTGTCTGTCAAGTCAACACTTGCAGTATGTCCCTCAATCTGAATAGTCATACCCTCGTGGGTGTTAACGTCTGACAAGCCGCAGTTGATACGGTTACCAGATCCACCAGTTATGGTGTAGAAGTACCCGATAGCGTTAACGTCTAATATAGTGTTATCTGCATCAAACTGCAATGTGGACAAACCAAATCGTTCTTGTAGTATAGCTAAGTTACCATTAGCTAACTCTATCTGATGCACGCCGTCTGGCACCCCGTCGAATGTATCTGCGTTAACTACTCTGTAGTCCTCAAGGTGTCCGTCACCAGCCGCGTGCAAACCGTTTAGTGTAAAGCTAATGCCTACAGGTAAGTCCTGTGCGACGGCATCAGCTAACACGTCATAATTCAAGTGCACAGGTAGTCGCTGTAATGTATACGCGTTACCCGCTCGACGTTGTATCACGTCGCCTCTGCCCAGAGCTAAGTCCTCTACGCAGGCTTTGTTCTTAGTTATCGTCCGGTGCTCACTCATCGAATGCGCCTCTATAAGATGCTTCAGTATTCTTAGGTGTTCTCATGCCGTCCATAGTATCAGCACTCTTAATAAGTCTTAGCTCACGCTCGTATTGCGCGTATGCCGCTGAAGACTTCTGCTGATTCGCTGTGTCTAAGTCGTCTGCGTATGCATTAGCTATAACAAAGTACCGTAGCGCCCTATCGAACATAGGAGGTATTTCCAGTTCATCTGTGTCTTTAGTAACAGTGTCAGGTATCCGAATATACCACACAGTCACGTTAGCATCAGATTCAGACATATGAGTAACTACACCCCATATATCGCTGAAGTACTCTTCCTCGATACCAGGGTCGAACACGTCTGTAACTACGCCCAGCACAGTATTCAGAGTGTAGTTATCTATATTTGTAACAACACCGAAGACCTCATCACCTACGAACTCTGGTATGTCTCCGTTCTCGAATTCATACGGATCGTCTTCAGGTGCAGCGTCTTCAGGTATTGGATATACACGTAGCTCGTGCATGTTTCTTCGATCGTAGACCATAGCGTGAATCCTAGGAGCTTTAGTTAACTCCCAGTCAGTATAGTCTTTGTCCATTTTGTCGTAAGAAACTAAAGGTAAGAACTCGCCATTGTGCGAGACTCTTGTAATAAGGTAGACATTTTCAGGCAGCGGGTAGGTGTGGATATCATCTTGAAGGTAGAACTTGTATGTGTCCTTCAATATCCTTGTATGTGCTGCTATGTCTTTTTGACCGTCATCTATTAGACGTATAAGACGATCATCAGACCACCGCTCTTCACGGTGATCTGATAATGCGTCTCGCGCACGAACTAATATATCATATACTCGACTCATGCGCGACTCCACTAGTCGTCAAACTTAGTGTACTCACCACTCTTCTTAGTGTACTCGAGGTACGTAATAGAGATGATGACTTTACCGTTCTTAGTGCCTGGAGTGGTCACTGCGACGCCCATGAAAACGTCCATGCCAGTTCCAGTTAAGATCGGTGCTGCTAGAGACGAAGTCTCACCAGCGGCAGTACCGTCAGCGGCAGTCATAAGCTCAGTGCCACCTTCTGTAGAGCCTAGCGTGATGTCATACGCAGCTGCGTCGGACGCTGTCTCAGTCATAGCGCTACATTCGACAATTTTACAGTCTGGTGGTAAGCGCCCGATGAGGTAGTTACCTGCATCTTGCTCTTCCACTAGCTCTGCAAAATAGCTCATGCACTTCTTCTGAGCAAATGTACCTTCGCGTGTGATAATAGTATGAGCCATGTTACACCCCCACATCCACAGCGATTACACCAAAGTCAATGTCCGCGATTTTCGCGTCGGCATAGTCTTTGTTTTCCGCCTTGAGCTTAGTTTTACGAGCTTCCATCCAGAATTCGCAAGCTGATTCTGACTTAATACCAAAGTCTTGCGACTCTTGATACTTATAGTCAGGCATCTTACCGAATGCTGTCTGAAGTGCGCCCGCACCTAGTAGTAGACCACGTGAGTGCAGATCAGCTGAAGCACTGTCGAAACCAGCTTGGCCAGTCCATACAGCAGTTGCAGGGTCAGCACCGTCATACTGACGTAGACCTGATAGCTCAACGCTAGAGTCGTCAAGACCCCAACCAAGAGCACTGCCAGTAGTCTCACCGAAGAATACCGGAGCTTCTACGATAAGCAAGTGACCGATCTTACCAATAACGCCTTTGAATAGACGGTTCTGGTTGCCTCGGACATCAGCACTACGCGCGATGGTCTGGTAGCCGGTAGTATCCTGCTTGAGCAGTGTAGCCATAGCAGTGTCTACCATGAATACCCATACAGGCTCACCGTCAGAGGTGATGTAAGGCTTTAGTGGTCGACGACGATCGCCAGTAGTGAAACCAGTTGAAGTTTTCAACGTGTTCTCAATGTCCAACAGCGTGCTGTAGCCAAAGGTAGTGCCTAAGTCTACAATATGCGTTGGATCCTGAACGCCATCATCGTTAGTGTCAAGTAGACCTTGAGCAGCATCGAATAGTGCCTGATCCTTAAATCGCACAAACAAGTCGCCTAGTTTGTTACGTGAATCACCGTGCTGTGTGATGCTGAGATCACCAATGTCTACGCCGTCGAACGCATCACCATTGTCAGCTACTAGACGGTAGCGTTCAACAGTTACTTTGTCCGAGAATTTACGCTTCTGTTCGCCTTTACCGTACGCGGTGTCTTTGCCTTTAATGGCTTTACCCACCATGTTACCGTCAAAGTCGAATACTACGGTATGACCGTCAGAAGCAGAGCTGTTATTTGCCTGGAAAACAATCGAGTCTTTGCTATTGCCAGTATAGGCAGACCAAAATGACGTCGATGCTTTCTGCACTAACCCTTCGCGCATCCACTTTTTGCGCTTTAGGTCAGAAGTCAGGCTGACTACTGCAGTTCCCATATCGAGTTCCTCTTAACCTAAGATTACTGAAGCTTACGCTTCTCATTTCGTGCACATCGGTTCGTCAGAGTCCATAAGGGTTGACTTCGCTGCCGTCGTTCGTCCTTAAAGGTAGCTGCCTGAGCAGGGAACCAAGATTACTAGACCACACTTAAACTTATTATAGACCACAACGAAGCCGATGTAAACATTTAATAAATTTAATACGTCTCTTGGTTGTAACTACTGAGTATGTCTTGTTCAATCGCATGCTCGTCAGGCGTGCTTGAACCACCAATTTTAGACAAGTTCGGTGCTTCTGGAGCCGGTTCACCAGGCGCGATGACCTTATTAGCAGTCAAATAACCATGGACGTTGGTCAAAAATTGCTCAAATGTCACTGTGCCTGCCTCAAGTTCCTTACTGAACTTAGGCGGTACCTCAGTATCCAGGATATCCTGGGTCAGCTCAAAGCCTGGATTAGCTTCCAGGAACGAAGCTAACTGCTGCTTTCGGGCTGCAACCTCAGCAGCTTGCGACAGGTTCTCAATAGTGTTATGAGCCTCTTCCTTGCTGCGTTGCTCGATAGCATTAAGCTCTATGCGCCAAGCTTCTGGGTCTGTAGCTTTCAGCTCGTCCAGGCGCTCCTGCTCTTCCGGAGTAACCTGTGCCTTATGACTAGTAGCAAACCGTTCTGCGAGTGCTTCATTCTCAGCTTTTAACTTAGCTATCTGACCCTGGCCTTGGGTATACGATGCCTGTGTGTCGCGACGTCTACGCTCAGCATTAACTGCAAACTGAGTGGCTTCGTCGAGCCCTTCAGGTAACTCCTTACCAGCTTTAAGGTCGTTAACCAAGTTATTCACTTTATCCGCGAATTCGCTCATCTCTCTTCCTCGTTTAAAAATTATATTATACCGTAGCCATTTACAAAATGGAATAGCTACGACATAATAAACTTTTATTCTGCGGAGTATTCTCATGGCCGTATTCTCATTCTCGACGAAAAAGCCCACTGATGAGGAGCTTATACGCGAGATCAAACGCTACTGTTATGCAAACAACATTAACTTTAGTGCCATAGTCATAGCATTACTAAGGGACTGGGATGAACAAAGACGAACTAAAGTATAATGTAATAAGCCGGCTATCTGCCGGTGACGAACCTAGAGCTATAGCAGCCGATCTCGATGTATCCCTGGCATCAGTGTACACAACCAAACGAGAGCTAGCTAAAGCCAAAGAAAATGGTGACCTCGCACAGTTTCTAGACATGAGCAAAGTTATGACCAGCAAAGTGCTAGACTTAGCCGGTCGCGGAGTGCCTGAGGTGTTAGAGGCCGAAGCCGCAGAGACGCTCAGAGAGCTGTCCAACCGCAAAAATAATGCCGACAAGCTTAACGATGAGCTAACCGTGACAGCCTCAACGCTATTAACGCAGGTAACCATGCGTATAGGCGCAAATGAGAGCGTTGCAGAGCTAAGTATGCTGTCGGACATCGTATGCGACTTGCAAAACGCGTTCTTTAATAAGAAACAGACCCAGGTCAACATCCAGAACAATACCACAAGCGCTGACGGTGGAGGTTATAGTGAGTATCTCTCAGACGTTCCTAATCACTGAGGAAGAATTCAACGAATATTACCCTGATCTGCAGGGTCATTACTCGTTCTTTGCAACTCCACCGCCTAAGGACATAACTAAAGGTGAGTTCGAACGCCGTTATCTGTCCAATAAGCTCTGGCGCCTCAATAATATCTATACCATCACCAACAAAGATGGTGAACTGTGCACATTCCGCATGAACAGAGCCCAGCATCGCGTCTACGCTACAGCGCGCAAGCACCCACGTGTGAGAATCCTGAAGTCAAGACAGCAGGGCATCTCTACGTTGTGGCTATGCTCGTTCTTCGACGACTGTATCTTCGGTAAACACCTCAGTATCGGCCTCATGGCTCAAGGTAACGATGAGGCAGCGACGCTGCTCACACGTGTGAAGCTGCTCTGGGACGAGCTAAACCCCAGTGTCAAAGAATTCCTAGACCGCAGACTAACCCGTGACAATACCAAGGAATATGCCTTTAACAACGGGTGTACCATGTTCATCCGAGTGTCCTTCAGATCTACGACACTACAGCGCCTACACATCTCAGAGTTTGGTAAAATCGCAAACGCTAACCCTCAACGAGCCAAAGAAACCAAGACCGGTACCTTACAAGCACTCGGTCGTGGTAACACAGGCATAATCGAGAGTACAGCTGAAGGCCGGAATGAGTTCAAGTTCATGTGGGACGCAGCTGTTGTAGCAGCCGAGTCAGGACAGATGGCAGCCAAGGACTTTTATCCAGTATTCCTCTCATGGCTCGATGATCCAGACTGTGTGGAGTCAGTACCCCAGGTCATAGACTCAGACGCAGAACAGTATTTCAGAGACTTAGAGTTTGAACTAACTCCAGAGCAGAAGAATTTCTGGATTGTACAACGTCGTGAACTTGGTGGAGATATCTTCCAGGAGTACCCAGCGACTCCCGAAGAGGCGTTTGCTGCCAGTCGCGATGGCACTTTTTACTCAAGGCTCTTCAATGAGAAGTGTGTGCGTGCTGGTGGTCTGGTATCTGACCTATACGACCCTAACCTGGACACTGCTGTGTACTTCGACCTAGGTGTCGATGATTACTTTGTTATGCTGTGGGTGCAGTGGTATCGCGGTGAGTACCGTATCGTACGTGAATACTGGAACAACGGGTACGCCATTGAACACTACCTTGATGAAATCCTAAATGTAGGGTGGCAAGTGTCTGAGCTAGTATTTCCACATGACATCAAAGTCCGAGAACTAAGTGTTCGAGATGGTGCGGGCAAGGCCCGTAGCCGGTATGACATTGTAAACGAATACGTTAAGGCTGAATATCCTTACCGGCCACACATTTCAGTGTTAGCTAAAGGAAGTATAGCCGATGGCATCGAAGCAGTGCGCAGGATGATTCCTAAGATGAAAGTAGACACCTCGTGTACATACCTCATTGACTGCTTGTACAACTACTCCAAGAAGTGGGACCAGAAGCTGAATGTCTGGTTACCAACTCCAAACCACGATGAATTCTCACACGGGGCCGATACTCTACGCCAAGTAGCAGTTGGACATCTCGAACGGGGCGATTCACGTAGAGCAATTCCAGAACGTAGGCGTGTTTCAGGTAGCTTTGCGCTCTAGTGCTGTCCCATATCGCTGTGTCATATTGCTTATTAAATTTAATAAGTACCATACTATTTATTAAATTTAATAAGCGCCCGACTCGACACACATTTTACCAGACCTCCGGGGGCCAGGCGCTGCCAGGTGTAAACCCCCCGGGGGGTTAATTTTAACGAAAAACTCTGGTGATATCTACTGTACACTAGTAGTAGGGCATAGTATTATATACACATCTGATGCGGACTGCATCAGATTGAACCAGCCGGTTCTTGTTAGTATTTACTATGTACTAACCAGCAAGAACTTGGCATAATGATCTTACTGTCTAGCAATAAAGCCAAGACAATAAACTAAGGAATATGTTATTATGAACATCAAGAAGCAATACCAAGAGCTGTACTCGATCTTAGAAGAGAACCAGGGTAAAAAGGTCTCGTCAATACTACCACAGTTGCTGGAACTAATGACTGCTAAGCAAGCGCAAGCAACTCACAGAAAAGATGAAGATGGCAATATTACTCATATCTTCTGCTACTACCATAAAGAATGGGAAGCACTTGATGAGGTTGAGTATGGAAGTAAAGCTAGCTCAACAACTGGTTATAATACCATGTGCAAGCGAGGTGCTTCACAGTGGTCAAAGCAGCAAAGACAAGCAAAGCAAGCTAAAGCTAACCTGCTAGAGCAAGTTGCTACTGGCGAAGTCGATGCGGCGAACTTGACAGACATGCT